TTGGGTTTATTCTATTCAGCAATGACAGATCGTGCTGGATTGAAACCAAACGAAGATGAATATATCCTTATGGGTATGGCAGCATATGGCGTTAAAGAACGTTACTACGACGAGATTCGTGGATTGTGGGAAAAAGAAAATCTACATCGCGGTTGTAAGTGGTGGAGACTAGAAGATGATCCACATCCATACGATATTGCTGCCGCCACTCAACAAATTTACGAAGAAGAATTTGAAAAACTTCTAGTTCGTGCAAAGAAAGTAGACCCACTACAAGAAAATCTAGTGTTATCAGGGGGTTGCGCACTTAACTGCTCTGCGAATCATATCGCACTAAAGTATTTCAAGAACGTCTGGATTATGCCAAATCCTGGAGACGCAGGAAGTAGTTTAGGTGCCATCGCTGCAAACAATCGTGAGAAGTTAAACTGGACTGGACCATACCTTGGCGAAAATATCGAGGGTGAATATCCTGTAGAAAATCTATTGACTTATCTTAAAAAAGACGGTATAGTGGGTGTTGCAAATGGACGAGCAGAGTTTGGTCCACGTGCGTTAGGCAATCGTAGTTTGTTGGCAGATCCAACGAGACATGATATCAAGGATAAAGTCAATGAGATTAAGCGAAGACAAAAGTTTCGACCATTTTCCCCCGTCATTATGGCAGAATATGCAGCAGACTATTTTGACATGCCATGTTCGGCATCCCCTTATATGCAATTTACTTCAAGATGTAAATATCCTGATCAATTTCCTGCTATTGTCCACGCTGATGGCACAAGTCGTGTCCAGACCGTAACTAAAGAGCAGCATCCTGGATTGTATCGACTACTCGAACGATGGTTAGAAGAAACAGGTTGTCCAATGTTACTTAATACAAGTTTGAACATCAAAGGGTTTCCAATGGTAAATAATCGCAAGGACGCTGATATGTTCTATGGATTATACCGAGTAAAGGTCTTTTAATAATAAATAATGTTATGGGCGAAGTAGTATCATTTCCAGATAGATTTCTATCATATAGAAGATATCGTATATGTTTATATACGGATCTTGAGATAGAACTTGTTGTCACTGCATTGAATACTTATCCAGATAGCGATAAGAGGTATACTGCAGATATGTTAACTGCATTAGATCCAATTTTTGTTAGAAAAGCACTTGACTTTTCGGTAGGAAACACTATAATTAGTGATGTTGCTAAGATTGCGATAAAAGAAATAATTAACAACATGGAAGAGATTCCTTTTGACGAGTAATACACTATGAATATTTTTTACCTTGACAATAACGTCAAAACTTGTGCCGAATATCACAACGACAAACATGTCGTCAAGATGATTCTAGAGTATGCACAACTACTTTCAACTGCCCATCGTGTCCTTGATGGTAATGAATACATTGATGCCTCTTCGGGGCGACGCATAAAACGTTGGCGTCTTGGCAATGAGAGTATGGAGAATATGCTTTACAAGGCATCGCATATTAACCATCCCAGTGCTATTTGGGTTCGACAGTCTAATAATAATTACAATTGGTTGATGTGTTTGTTTCAAGATCTTTTACAGGAATATACGCATCGCTATGGTAAGATCCATGCGACTGATCGCCTAGTATACTGGTTGCGCCAACCTCCTGCCAATATTCCTGTTGGTTATTTCACACAACCAACTCCTGCTATGCCTGATGAATACAAAGTTCCTGACTCTATTCAGTCGTATCGGAACTATTATATCGGTGCAAAAAAAACTATGGCAAAATGGAAAAATCGTCCGATTCCGGAGTGGTGGAGCGTCGCAAGTTAATAAATACTTGTATGGAACAAACAAGAACTCCCATCCCGATTTTAGATTCCGATGTCCTCGGAAATTAGAGGCGACTCCACCAACTGTGGAGTCGCCTTTTTCGTATCAACCCTCTAGATAAAATAAGGACTGCGTAATGTCGAGAAGAAAACAAAATAACTTACAACTCGTCGCCCCAACACTCGCTACAGTTATTCAGGAGAGAAGTTCAAAATGCAAAGTTACACAAAATGATCTCAAAACGATTAGTCCTCTAACTGAAAACCAAAGAAAGTTTTTTGAATTATTTGACAAGCAAGCATCCGCAGTCTTACTACATGGTGTCGCTGGCACTGGTAAAACCTTTATCGCATTATATAAAGCACTCGAAGAAGTATTAGAAGGTAGCAATAAATTTGAGAGAGTGATCATTGTTCGTTCCGCTGTTCCTTCGCGTGAAATCGGTCATCTTCCAGGAGATGAGAAAGAAAAAACAGAAGTTTACACGTTACCATATGTTGAAATCTGTGAAGATCTGTTTAATCACATTCAACCCTTTGTTCGTCTACAAGAACAAAAAGTTATTCACTTTTTGATTACATCATTCGTTCGTGGTATTACTCTTGACAATTCAATTGTGATCGTCGATGAATGTCAGAATATGACAGACATGGAACTCAATTCGGTTATGACTCGTATCGGAAAAAACTCAAAAGTTATTTTCTGTGGAGACTTCCGTCAAACTGACCTATATAAGAAGAGCGATATGTCTGGATTGCAAAAATTCCTTGCGATTACTGACATTATGCCATCGTTCAATACCATTGAATTTAATGTGAACGATATTGTTAGATCTAAACTGGTGAAAGAATATATAGTTGCACGTTTAGAATACGAGAGTCGTCACGCAGCATAGAAAGGACAAAATATGTCACAATTCTTAGAAGATTTCCACGCATCGCTTGGGGATGCATTTACTGGTCTACCAATCCAACCAAAACAACTAGCACTAGATCGTCCATCACAGTTACAATCTCAACTGGATGGACTAGACGCAGAAGATCCCAACAACGCAGAGTTGATTGCAAAATTGAATAGAGAAATCGCAGAAGCAAATATCGTGGTTGAAGATGAAAATTATTCCGTACTAGAGAATGATATTAATTACTTCTTCTTTTATCAAACTAAATTAAAAGAGTTTATTGACGAAAGGGCTTGACTTTTCTCCAAAATTATAGTATAATGAATTATGTTTAAAACGATATATGATTATAAAGATTTCGCTCAGTCAACTACGAACGAAGATGGTAGCAGAGTTTACGTTAATGCCTCTGGTGTAGCGTATCCTTCTGCTACCACCGTTCTTTCTGTATTAAGTCGAGACGGAATTGCCAAATGGCGTGCTCGTGTTGGTGCTGAAGAGGCAGATAAAATCTCTAACAAGGCATCCACCCGTGGGACCAAGATTCACTCTTTAACAGAGACATATCTCAAAAACGAAGATCTAAAAGAAGCGTATACGAGTACAAACGCATCTTTGCTTGACCTTGAGATGTTCAAGAAATTTCTACCCATTCTTGATCCCATCAGCAATATACATTGTCAAGAACTTGCTTTGTATAGCGACCATCTGCGCATGGCAGGTCGAGTTGACTGTATCGCCGAGTATAACGGTCAACGAGCAGTTATCGACTTTAAAACCTCAGGTAAACTAAAGAAGAAGGAACATATCAGTTCCTACTTTATGCAGACTGCTGCTTATGCAATTATGTATGAAGAGCGCACAGGTATTCCTGTTCCTAACCTTGTAATTCTGATCGCAGTTGAAGATGAAGAACCACAGGTGTTCATTGAGAAACGTGATAACTGGGCAAAGGAATTGCTTAGAACTCGTGATTATTATGAAAATGGTTACTATTTAACTTGACTTCTGAACAAAACTATAGTATAAATAGAATATCAGTTGTTGACAAAGACTGAAAAGTTCTAAGGACTCGGGGGCAGTACCCGACGCCTCCACCATCTATACTGTCGGTGCTGTGGGAAGCGCAGATGGATAACACTAGGATTCCGTTCGAATCGGAGCAGTATAGATGATGGGGGCGAACTAGGATCGACTGGAACGCAATAGGAAATTCGAGACTGATTGACTGGCAAAGTGCCATAAAAAGTAAATGCAAACGATAACGTTGCCTTTGCGCTTGCTGCGTAAGCAGTAAGTCATTGGGTTTTCGGCGGTTTCCCTCGAAACAGAATAAACCGCCAACCGTTCTAATTTAGGGTTGAAACGAGACTATCAAAGGTCTCAAAACCCTAAATATAATGCACCTCCAAGGAAAAGTGCCCAGTGTAGGGAGTCACTGGTTAATCCTCTCTCCAGTTTAACAATCCGAGGAATAGTAAATGCCTTCCTTTAATAAGAAGACATTGAAAATTCTTTCTTCAATTTTACTGATATTTGTAATATATTGTGTAGTTTTAAGTTATGCAAAAGAAAGAATCGAAGACACCGCAATGGCACACACTGTCGGTGGATATGAAAAAGTCCAAAGCGTAAAAAAACAACAAGAAGAAATAATCCAAAAAAACATTAAAAAAGAAAAAAAGAAGTACCTGTCAAGCAACGCAAAAGCAATAACATGCCTTGCTGATAATATTTACTACGAGGCAGGTAATGAACCACGGAATGGTAAAATCGCGGTTGCGGGTGTAACTTTAAACCGAATGCGCAACCCAAAATTCCCATCAAACGTTTGCTCTGTCGTTTATCAGAGAACAAGTAGGGTCTGTCAGTTTAGTTGGACATGTATGCGCCGACCTGCTAAAGACCCAGTATTATATGCTGAAGCAAAAGATATTGCGAAAAAAGTATTGACTTCCGAGATCAATACGCGTATAGTTGTTAATAAGGACGTTCTATTCTACCACGCAGATTACGTTAATCCAAGGTGGAGATTAGAACGAGTCACTAAAATCGGTAGACATATTTTTTACGCAGGATAGATTATGGTAACGGAATTAATTCCAATAACTGATGAGTTTTTAATTACTAAGCAATTTAAGACAGCAGCAGAGTTTTCCATCTTTATTGAGAAACTTGCAAGAGACTCTAGAACACCCTGTATGGATATTCTAATAGACTATTGTGAGAAACGAAATATTGAGGTAGGCTCTGTTGCTAGTCTTATCAGCACTTCTCTCAAAGAAAAGATTAGAGTTGAAGCGCAGCAACTCAACATGTTAAAAAACGACGATGGAGTTTTGCCTCTCTGATGGACTCACTTCAAGTGTATCAATTGTATCTCTCATTGAGATTACATTTCACCAGACCTGATTTTGATATCACCAAATCCCGTAAAGGGGTAAAGGTTTCTAGAGAAGCATTCCTAAAACGTAAAGACTTGTTTGCTCTGCGTAAATTAGGAGAGACAAAACCAAAAACTGAGATCATTGATTTTCTAGTTGCCAATTTTGTTTCTGGTAATCAGTGGGGTGGTGTGTTTGATGCAGAGGCAAATGAAGTCTATGCAGAGTGGAAGATACGAATGCAGAAATTAGGATATACTTTTAAGCAAGATATTCAAACTCTCTACGCAGACGGTAATCCATTCGAAGTAATTGATGGGCAACATCCCAAGGTATTAAAACTTTATCTTGGTAAAAAAATATCTCTAGAATCTATTGCTATTTTAGCAAAAATAGGTATAATAGAGAATATAGATTATAGTTCTTTATCGAATGATTTTATTTGGAATGATTTCGTGCATTTGGTAAAGAAATATAAACCCTTTGTCAAAATAGACAAAGAGTACTACACCCGCCAACTAAAACAGGAGATTGAGATGGTGGTAAATTAACTATGGGTAAGTCTCGTAGAAACGATTATTATGAAGATCGTGGTTCCGACCGCATTCGACATAATGAAAAAGACGTAAATAAAATACGTAAAAGCAAAAATAACTTGTATAAATATATTGGTAGTCGGGAAGATGATTCCGACGACGACCCTTTTTATTATGATACAACGTCAAAATAAACATATAACGCAAACATAAGGACAATACATATGTCAAATAATTCTTTTTCAGCACTCCGCAAGAATAGCGGAAATTTCGACTCGCTTATGAAGGCAGTCGAGTCAATCGCAAACCCCACCACAGAAAAGCGTGGCGATGATGATCGTCTCTGGAAACCAACTGTCGATAAGGCAGGTAACGGTCAAGCAGTGCTTCGTTTCCTCCCTGCTCCTGCAGGTGAAGAACTTCCGTGGGTTCGCGTATGGGACCATGGTTTCCAAGGTCCAAGTGGTAAGTGGTATATCGAAAACTCTCTTACTACACTAAACAAGCCTGATCCTGTTGGCGAACTGAATTCCGAACTGTGGAACTCAGGTATCGAATCGAACAAGGAAATTGCTCGTAAGCAAAAGCGTCGCCTTTCTTACATCTCGAACGTTCTTGTTGTTCGCGATCCTGCGAATCCAGAGAACGAAGGTAAGGTCTTCCTCTACAAGTATGGTAAGAAGATCTTCGATAAGATTAAGGACGTGATGCAACCCACGTTTGAAGATGAGAAACCTGTCAATCCGTTCGATCTTTGGGAAGGTGCTAACTTTAAGTTGCGCATTCGTCAAGTAGATGGTTATCGTAACTACGATAAGTCGGAATTCGACGGAGCAACTCCTCTTTCCTTAAATGAAGATAAGTTGGAAGAGATTTGGGGTAAGACCCATTCGCTTGCTGCGTTCCTGGATCCTTCTAACTTCAAGTCATATGACGAACTGAAGCAGAAGTTGAACACAGTTCTATCTGGTGTTTCCCGTGTTGCTACGGCAGAGAAGTCTACTCCTCTGGATGCTGAAGACGAGCTGTTCGTTGAAACTAAGATGAAGTCTGCACCAGCAGCATCCAAGGCGAGCGATGCTGTGCCATGGAAAGAAGACTCTGACGATGACACGATGAGTTACTTCTCGAGTCTCG